AAGTGGTGCGAGGTTCGCAACCAGAACTGGGGTCAGCAGAACATCCAGCGACACAGGAGAGGAGACTGCAAGTGCCAGAAGACCTGATCGAGTTCCAGCGGGAGGACGAACTCAACGAACTGAAGTCAGCGCACAGGCGTGCGTTGCGCGCACTCGCCAAGAAGGATCAGCAGACCGAAGAACTCGTAGAGGCGGTCTACCGCGCGGCAAAGGATGCAGCGGTCGGGATGAAGATTCCAGCCGTGCCAGCGCCTAAGCCGGACAAGCGCAAAGGCAAGCGCGAGGTTGCGGTCGTTCAACTGAGCGACTGGCAACTCGGCAAGAAGAGCGTGGACTACGACATTGACACTGCGGCAAAGCGGTTGCAGCTGCTCGCCGAGAAGGTGCAGCGGGTGGTGGAGATTCAGCGCAAGGATCACCCTGTGGACACGGTGAAGATTCTGCTCACTGGCGACCTCGTGGAGTCAGACGGCAACATCTTCCCAGGACAAGCCTACGAGGTTGAGGCTGGCGGTCTCTACGTCCAAATCTTCAGAGGCGCGGAGATGTTGGCGCAGTTCGTCAGGGCGATGGCCGCACTCTTCCCGCAGGTGGAGGTCTACGGCGCAATCGGCAACCACGGAAGGCTCGGTCGCTACTCGGATCACTCGCCAGAATCCAACAGCGATGCGATTCTCTACAACATCGCGCGGTCGCTCGTGCAGAGCGAGAAGCGCGTGAGCTGGAAGGAAAGCCTCACCGTTGGCGGTCGGCACTGGTACGACACGCTCGAGTTGCCAGGCGGCAAGATCGGGATGATCGTCCACGGCGACCAGTTCAGAGGTGGACTTGGGATGCCGTGGTACGGCGTTGCAAAGAAGGCGAGCGGCTGGCGTCTCAGCGTTGCGCCATTCGACTATCTCTGGTTCGGACACTGGCATCAACCAGCACGACTCGTCCTCGCCGACGGCAAGATCACGACGTGGTGCAGTCCGTCTCTGGAGTCCAGCAACCGCTTCGCTCAGGAGGTTGTCGGCGCGTCTGGCGAGCCAGGGCAGTGGTTGATGTTCTTTGACGGCGACGGAGAGGTCTCAGCCGAGTACCTGATTCGCCTGCGCTAGTGCCGTTCCTGAGCGGTCCTCCGGCTCCCAAGCCTGAGACCCTCGGGACCTGCACCGTGTGCGGCGAGAGCCGCAGGGTGTGGAAGTTTGCCGAGCAGGAGGTCAGCCTCACGGTCGGCTATTCTGCGGTCCTGTCCTACGCGATCTGCCGAGCCTGCATAGAGGTGGTTCTAGAGCTGCTCGAAGACGAGGACGATGACTACGCTGGCCCAGCCAGCGACCTCCCAGACTGACCTCCTCCAGTCTGGGAGGCTACCCCTCCAAATCGTGCTCAAAATAGGGTGTTGACAAGCCGTGATGTCACGTTCTAGGATTGTGACAGCAGGGAGGAACCAGCCAGAAGGCTGATCCTGCTGAGGAGGAAACAATGAACAAGAAGATGGTTCTTACAAAGGCAGACCGACAGTACATCGCCGGCTGGTTCTCGTTCTACAAGGAATGCACCTCGATTCGTTTCGCTGGCTATCTCATCACGCGAGAGATCGCACAGCCTTGGATCAAGCGATACAACTTGGCGGTGCGCTGATGAGCGCGACACACGGCTGGGTCAGTCGCAGCGAGCGCAAGGGTCACGCCGTCTTCGTAGTCGGCGACCCTAACTCGACCGAACTCCCTTCGCTCATCTTTGAGCTGGGCGTTCGTCCGAAGCGCAACGAGAAGCCAGTTGCAGAACACGCGCCAATCGCGTGGAGCGAGATCGCTCGCATCTCTGCCGGCGAAGTCACCCTTGAGCAGTTGAAGGAGGCAGCAAAGTGAAGACACTTATCTTGGACTCACTCGCAGTCGTATCGTTCGTCGCAGCGATGGTGCTGCTCTTGGCGCTGGGGTCAATGCGATGAGGCTCAACCGAAAGACGCAGCCACTGGTCTATACGCGAGTGGCAATCCGCACCACGATTCTGGACGAGCAGAAGAGGCGCGTGGAGTTGATGCGATTCATCGCGCAGCTCTGCTTCGCCTTTGCTGGACTCATCTTCGTAGCGGCGCTGATCGGCTGATGCCTGTCTACGAGTACCGCTGCGGCGACTGCGGACATCGGGAGGAACACACGCACTCAATCCAGAACGTCTACAACCCGCGCTGCGAGAAGTGCGGCCGCTGGATGCGGATGGTCTATTCACCGGCGGCGGTGGTTTACAAGGGCGAAGGGTTCGCCAAGAAGGACAGAGCAAAGAAGGAGGGCAAGTGATGGTCAAGTGGAAGTGTTCAATCTGCTGGATGACGCGGCAGAGCGAAGTCAAGCCGCATCTACTCGAGCGGCTCTGCGAGGACTGCGCCGTGACGCACTGGCGCAAGGTCGTGGACATCTACAAGAGTCTCGGCGGGATGCGACTGGAGGAGGCGCGTCTCAAGCTGAAAGCAGCGCAAGCAGCGCTGAAGGCGTATCGAGCGACAAGCAAGGAGGTCAAGGCGTGAGCAAGCAGTACGAGTTCGTCAAGGCAGAGCAGCGCAGTCCTGAGTGGTTCGCACTTAGGGCTGACGGCATCACGGCGACCGACGTGTCGGTGATCGCGGGGCTGAATCCATACAAGACGCCGTATCAACTCTGGGCTGAGAAGTTGGGCAAGTTCACGCCTGACCCAGTGGGACCAGCCGCCGTTCGCGGCATCCTGCTGGAGAACGCGGTGGCTGAGTTCTACGAGATGGAGACTGGCCGCGAGCTGCGCCGCAGCAACGGCATTGTCCGGCTCAAGGAACTGCCGTGGGCAATGGCGTCACTCGACCGCACCATCGTCGGCGAGGAAGGCTTGGTGGAAATCAAGACCAGCACCTCACCGCGCTGGAGTCTGCACCCAGTGCCGCCAGAGGTGGTGGCGCAGGTGCAGTGGCAAATGTTCGTCACCGGCGCGCCGTGGTGCGACGTCGCAGTCCTGCTCGGCGGTCTGGTGTTCCGCATTGAGCGGGTTGAGGCTGACGTGAACTATCAGACGCAGCTCTACGCGAAGGCAGTGGAGTTCCGCAACGCACTTGCAACCCAGACGCCGCCAACCTTGCAGGGCGAGGACAGCGACGCGCTGGCACAGGTCGTACCGCAGACCAGCGAGGAGTACGCGCAGGCTGACACCTCGCTTGACCGGCTGGCTGCGCTTTACGCCGAGAAGCAGTACGAGTCAAAGTTGCTGGACCAAGAACTCCAGAACCTCGCCATCGGTCTCAAGGAGTCCATCGGCGAGAAGGTCGGCATCGTTGGTCAAGGGTGGTCAGCCACCTGGAAGCAGAACAAGGCAACGGTCAAGACGGACTGGGAGAAAGTTGCAGAGACTCTGCACGCAGTCGCGCCAGACACCTACGCCGAAGCGGTCAAGCGCCTCACCCAAGAGAAAGCAGGCGCACGAGTGTTCAGGTTTAGAACAGAGGAGGGATCGTGAGCAAGGACATCGCAGCAGCACTACTCGCTCCATTCGAGGAGAAGGACTTGAAGCATCGCCCAGGGCGAGCAGGGATGACGTTCACCTACGCAGATGCGCGAGCAGTCGCCCAGCGGCTGGATGACGTTCTCGGCATTGAGGGCTGGCAGTTCGAGGTGAAGGTCGCAGACGGCGCTCGCAACGTCGTTCACGGATCGCTCGCCGTCGTGATCGGCGGGAAGACCACCATCCGTCAGGACTTCGGCTACCCGAACAGCGCGCAGGATGATGAGCCTCTGAAGTCAGCGGCCAGTGATGCGCTCCGCAGGTGCGCCGCGCAGCTGGGAGTGGGCAGGAGCCTCTATTCGCCAGACAAGGGTGTCCAAGTACCACTTGGGAGGGTTCCGCGCCTCTCCGTGGCTCCTACACCCCTCTCCGTTGATTCTGACGACGCTACAGCCGACGCGATTCTCGCTGCGAAGGCAGCAATGATCTTTGCCGAGAACGTCGGCGGGGAGACGTGCAGCCACGGCGAACTCTGGACGCTCAAGCCAGGCGGCGTGAGCAAGGGGACCGGCAAGCCGTACAACCCATTCTGGGCTGCGTCTCACAAGACGCCTGACGGCGGTTGGTGCAAGGACAAGCCGAGCCGCGAGTTCGTCGCAAAGAACAGCGGTGAGGCACCCAAGCCGAGACTGGTACCCGAGGACACGCAGAACCTAGAAGATCTGCCGTTCTAGTGACTTCGGGGTGGCGTAGCGGGTTATGCGCCACCCCATCAACCCGATAGAGGAGGAGGACGAAATGAAAGCAAATCGCAGTTGGGCGCCAATCGACATCTTCATCTTTGATCACGAGGTGTTCCAGTCACTGACGGACACGCAGAAGTGCGCGTTCTTTCTATGCATCTTCAAGTCAAAGCAGCTGCGGCGTGGCGGCGAGTTCCGAGACCGCAGATACCTTGCCGGTCTGCTCGGAACGTCGTATGGCAGGGCCATCCCGAGGCTCATCGCAGAGGGGCTTTTGGAGGAGTCTCAGAGTGGTCTCGTGACCATCCCAAACTATTCTCAATGGCAAGTCGATGTCACTTCGGCTCAGCGTCAAGCGCGCTATCGTGCTCAAAAAGATGTTCGGAGCCGTGATGTGACGACACTATACAGAGACATAAAGGATAAGGAGAAAGAAAAAGACACTCTCTCTAAAGCGAGAAGCCTGCTGAGCGTTGGCGAGATTATGGCGAGAGGAGGAGCAAAGTGAACGAGGAGCAACTGCTAGAGCATCTCAAGAGAACGAGTGTGCCGAACCTTGAGCGGATGGAGTACGGCTTCAGCCACTGGGACTGCACGGCATTCTACGAGACGCCTATGAGCCGAGTGGACTATCTCTTGGAGTTGAAGTGCAGAGAGACGCACTACCCTGAGCTGCTCATTGAGCAGGCGAAGTACGACTGGCTGATCGAGGAGGCAGGGAAGCGGTCAGCGCGTCCGGCATACATCAACTGGACGCCGCAGGGCATCTTCGCCTGGGACCTCTACCGCGTGCGTGAGCCGCATTGGGAGGTCAAGGAACTTCCAGCGACAACCGCATTCGAGCGCACTGACCTTGTGCCAAAGGTGGTCGGCTTCCTCTCGGTGGCAGATGCGATGGTGCTGCCGTGAGGTCGCTGGCGATTCTCGGGCCGCAGGGAAGCGGGAAGTCCACCATCGCGTCGCTCTTCGTGGAGCATCGTGGCTATCAGCGTCACGGCATTGCAGACGCCATCAAGCACATCGCGGCGATGGCGTACAACGACCTCGGCAAGAGCGAGATCATCACCGTGGACCGGCACTTCGGAAAGACCACCTTGAGTGGTCGTGAACTGTTGCAAGACCTCGGCGCTGCGCTTCGTGGGGTGGACTCGCACTTCTGGCTGAGGGTCTGGAGGCGCGACTACTTCGAGCTGCAACGGCTGGGCTACGGCGTGGTGGTGGATGACGTGCGGCTGGATGCCGAGGTGCAGTACCTCCGCACCGTTGATCCGAGCATCTTCATCGTCCGGCTGACGGCTTCGGAAGAGGTCAGGCGGGAGAGGATGGGCGGCGTCCTGCTCGGCTCGGCTGACATCACCGAAAGGGGATGGACAGACAGCCGCTCAGACCTTACGCTCGATACCAGCAACCTGTCGCCTGAAGACGCCTACCGCGTCATCACCGACAAGATGGAGGAGGTCTAATGTTCAAGGAGCTGGAGATTCTTGCAGCACAGGCTGGCTACCGGTTCGCCGAGGCCGTCAAGGACGGCGACAAGTGGCACGTCATCCTTGACGATGAGGACGGCGAGATCACCTTCACCGGCGCGACAGTCCAGGAGGCGGTCGAGAAGGCAGTAGAGAAACTCGTTCGCAGCCTCAGCAACATCGGTCACTAACGTGTGGGACGCAGTTGGTCTGGTCATCGCAGGGTTGCAACTCTTCTTCGTGATCATCGTCAGTCTGTCGCTGCCTGTAGCGGCTAAGCGTGGCGGCGCGGCAGCGGGTACCATCTTCATCATCTTGGCGTTCGCCACGATCATCTGGATCACAAGGAGCGTGCTATGGCAGCAGTGAAGGCGCAGCGAGGTGGACCTCGCACGGAGCCTGTCTTCGCAGCAACGAGCTGCGGCGCGTGCAGTGGCGACCTGAACACGCTCAAGGAGTCGTGGCGGGTCAAGGTGATCACCTTCGTCGCCAACAAGCGCAACACCCGCTTCGCTTGGTATCACAGGAGCTGCGTGAAGTGATCCGCATCGAGCGGAAGGCTCCGTTCCTTGACGATCAGGTGATCGCCGTCCAAGAGGGTGCCGATGCGTGGTGCTACGAGCCAGGAGTCTCTGGCCGCGTCTGGTGCATCCTGAGCCAGCGCTACGCCGACGCCATCGCTCCAGAGGGCTGGTTCTTCCTGTACGAAGGGATCGGCAACCGCAAGACCAACCTTGACCTGATGAAGCACGGCGTGATGATCGTGCAGCCAAGTCGCTTCACCCTGAGCGACGGCAACAGCGCGCTGCTGGCGAGACTCGTCTGATGGGCTACTTCAAGGACGAAGCGACCAAGAAGATGATTGACCCAGCCAAGAGCCGCAAGGGGAAGAACAGCCGCGCGCGTGGCAACGCCTTCGAGCGAGAGGTTGCGAAGCGCTTGCTCGGTCAGCGCGTCGGGCAGTTCGGCGGCAAGCAAGACGTCGCGAACGACTGGCTCGCCGTGCAGTGCAAGGTGGGCGGCAGTTTTAGCGAGCGCCAGTGGGACTGGTTGCAGACCGTGCCGGTCAAGAGCGACCAGCTGCGTGGATTGGTGATCGGTGACAGTCCAGGCGTTGGCGGCGGCCGTCGCCGCGCCGTGATCATCCTTGACCTTGATGACTTCTGCGACTGGTTCGTAGCAGCGGAGCCAAGCGACTGATCGCGCTCCTGATGGCGATTCTGATCGCCGTCCACCCAAGCGTTCCGAACCGCACGGAGAGCGGAGTGCCAGTTCAAGGCGTCGCATCTTGGTACAACGCCGCCTACGTCGCTGGTCAGGGTCACGTCCAGACCACTTGGTACACGAGAGCGGGATACAAGTTCTACGCAGCGGTCGGATCCTACAAGTGGGGCGACACGCCTTACTCGCTCAGGGTCTGCCGCGCTGACGAGAAGAGCCGGTGCATCATCGTCTCCGTCGTTGATCGTTGCTCGCGCTGTCGTGCAGACCTGAAGAGGCCGTGGACGGCTCGCAGCCGAGCCATTGACCTATCGCCTCACGCGTTCAGCGCGCTGCGTGGCTTGCATCTTGGCGTCGTTCGGGTGATAATCGAGGAGATTCAGCCAGGCACATAGAGGGAGGACTCGTGTTCACTGTTCGCAGCATTCGTGGCGACTGGATGAGAATCGTCGCCAAGCACGCCTTCCCGCAGAAGTCCACGCGCGGCCGCATTGAGGCACTCGCCGAGGCACTGAAGATCAGCCGCCGCAGCTGCTACGCCTACGTCGCTGAAGAGCGCCGAGTACCAGAGGACGTTGAGCAGCGATTCATCAACCTCTTCGGTGAGGTGGCAGAGGACGGATGGCGCACGGTGGACCTGTACCGCGTTCGCGCCGTGCAAGAAACCAAGAAGGCGCCGCGTCCGGCGATCAGCCGCGAGAAGACAGTCGAGGGCAGGCTGACGTGGATTGACCAAGCGATGCGGAGTAGCAGCATCCTGAGCCAAGACCTACTCGGACACGTCCTCGGCTGGGAGCGCAACAACATCACCTACGGACAGATCGCAATGGTCGAGGACGGACTTGACGAGCAAGAGGCGCGCGCCAAGCATCCGAACAACTTTGACGTGAAGGCGATGGCTGATGACGTCGTTGCAGTCTGCAAGGCGTGCGGTCTCATCGGCGCCATTGACGCGCAGCTCAAAGAGGTGAACGGAATGGTCTTCCGCGTGACGTGCCGCACCAACTCCTACAAGATCAGCGAATGAGTCTCGCCGAGTTTGACCGAGCGTTCAAGAGCAAGGTGGGTGAAAACCACCGTTGGGCTGGCTTCAAGACCATCGCCTACTACTTGCTCGCCAAGCAGGGTCCTGTCCACATCGCAGAGACTGGCTGCGCGCGCGAGGAGAACAACTGGAGCGGCGATGGGCAAAGCACGCAGGTCTGGAACTGGATCATCCAGCGCACCGGCGGCAGTGCCATCTCCTTTGACATCAACCCGAAAGCGGTCGCCTATGCCAAGAGCGTGGCGCCGCTCGTAGACGTGCAGTGCATTGACTCGGTGCAAGGGCTGCGGCTGATCCCGCACCCTGAGCGGCTGGACTTCCTCTATCTGGACTCCTTTGACCTGACCGACGGCATCGAGTCGCCGACACACCACCTCGCCGAACTCACCTCGGTCTACCCTCGCCTGCCGTCTGGTTGCCTGATTGCTGTGGATGACTGCAAGAGCGAGACGCACGGCAAGCACCGCTTCGTGCGTGACTGGCTCCTGAGCCTCGGCGTGCGGCCACTGCTGGAGTCCTACGTCACCGTCTGGCGCAAGCCGTAGACTAGGCAGACGCCGCGCTTGCGCGGCTCAAGCCTGCCGGTGGAGTCCTCCCATCGGCAGGCGACCAACTTGAGGACTGGAGGACACTTGGCAACCAAGCACGCGACGCCAGACAAATACGACGCGCTGGAAGGCTACGTCGCTGAGCTGCAGGTCGCGCTGAACGTCACCTACTGGAAGATCACCGTGGTGCGTGACGCCGCAGACGTAGAGGCGTGGGCTGACATCAACCCGCACGCACAGGCAGAGACTGCCGACCTCCGCGTCAGCCACGACTTCTGGAAGCAGACGCCAGAACACCAACGCGAAGTCTTGGCGCACGAGATGCTGCATATCGTTATGGCCCGACTTGACCAGACGGTTGAGGCGATGGAGGAAGCGTTCGGCAAGATCGCGTGGGCAATCTATGAGCCGCTCTTTGAGGACGCCGCCGAGCGCGTGGTGGATCACTTGGCGAAGGTGATGGCTCCTTCTCTGCCTCTCCCTGAGTTCCCGAAGGCGTGACCTTCCAGCGACCCTGCTTGGACTGCGGCGTGCTGACGATGGTGGGCAACCGATGCCAGACGCATCGAGCTGCGGCGCAGAGCCGGTGGAAGGAAGGCAGACCCAACCCATACTTGGACCCAGCGTGGCGCAAGTTGAGCAGCCAAGTGCGCAGCAAGCGTCCGTGGTGTGAGGTGTGCGGCAAGACCACCGACCTGACCGTGGACCACCTTGACCCACTCAGCAAAGGCGGTCCGCTACTAGCGCCAGAGCATCGACTTCGGGTAGTATGCAGACCGTGCCACGGTCGTGCGACCAAGCACAAGTAGGAGCAGAGGAGAGGACAGATGAGCCGCATCGCGTGGTACTCAAACGCTTGCCACATCCCTTCGGGCTATGGGATGCAGACGGCGCAGGTTGTGCATCAGATGATTCAGGACGGACACGAGGTCGCAATCAGCGCCAACCACGGCGCCGCCGTGATGATGAACTGCTCACACGGTCACCCGATCTTCCCTGAAGGACTGATCCGCTATTCGCTAGACGCAGCACCTGAGAACATCAAAGCGTGGGTCGGCGATCAGCCAGGCTTCGGCGTGATCCTCTTTGACCTCTGGCCGCTGAACGGCGTTGAGGCGTTCAAGGAGTTGAACCTCGCCTGCTGGACACCAATCGACCACGACCCAGTGCCACCCGGCGTTGCCAAGTTCGCACTGGAAGGGAAGCACCACGTCATTGCGATGAGCCGCTTCGGTGAGGACAGACTCCTGAAGGCTGGCGTGCCAAGAGAGGAACTGACCTATATCCCGCACGCCATTGACCTGAGCGTCTTCTACGACCGAGGGAAGGACGCACGCGCAGCAATGGGAATCCCAGAGGACGCCTATCTCGTCGTGACGAACGCCGCGAACCGCGGAAGAATCCCGGTGCGCAAGGCGTTCGGGGAGATGGCTGACGCAATGGCAACCTTTATGCGCGACCGACCTGACGTCTACTGGATGATTCATACGGAGCCGAACGGACACAGCGAAGGCGTAAACATCCCGAGACTGATCGCGCACTTGGGCATTGACCCGCAGCGCGTGCGCTATCCACATCCAGTCCACTTCCGCAACGGCATCCCACAAGACGCCATCGCGCAGATGTATTCAGCCGCTGACGTGCAGCTGCTCACCTCGATGGGCGAAGGCTTCGGCATCCCTGCCGTGGAGAGTCAAGCCTGCGGCACGCCGGTGATCGTCTCTGACTTCAGCGCGCAGCCTGAGTTGATCGGGCCGAACAGCAAGGCAGTGCCAGTCCAGCGCGTGTGGGATGAGTTCCAGACTTCCTTCTTCGCCATCCCGAACGTGCCTGCCATCGTCACTGCGCTGCAAGAAGTTTACGAAGAGACGAAGGGGGGGCGGGTAGACAGGGGGGCGGTCTCCGCTGCGATGTCACGGTACGACCAAGTGAAGGTCTATGCCTCGGACTGGAAGCCGCTCATCGAGTTGATGACCGCGCGCAAGAAGTCCACCGGCGCACCGATGCCGAACCGCGCGCAACGTCGCGCATCCAAGTCCAAGTAGAACGCCTGTCCTAATGGGAGGGGCGGTCAAGATTCTATTGAGCGTGCGTGGCACGGTATCCAGCGCCGAGTGCTGTGCAGGCACAGGCACGATAGGCTAGGGGGGATATATGCCAGGACCAGCACGCACTCCAAATGAAATCAAAGCCAAGCGCGGCACGTTGAAGCCGAGTCGGGCCGTCGTTGTGCGCCTTGAAAACAGCCTCCCGCGTGCGTCCGAACTGGGCGTGCCTGACGGTTTGGGACCTATCGCAACCGAGGCTTGGCACCGCATCGTTGAGTACGCAGGCTCGTGGATCGCAGTCTCGGACCGCGACGCGCTGACGATGCTCGTCAAGGACATCGAGTTCCTTGCAGGGCTTGAGGCTCGGCTCTCAACCGATGGTCCAGTCCTCTACACGGACAAGGGCTATGCTTACGCTCACCCAGCGGCGGGGATGAGGACAAGCGCAGAGGAGAGTATTCGCAAGTGGATGAATCACCTCGGACTGACTCCAGCCGACCGAGCCAAGTTGGGGATCGCAATGGTGGAGAGTCAAAGCAAGATCGACAAGTACCGCGATCGGATGCAGCAGAAGGGTGGCCACCGCGCTGGCTGACCCCTGTAGCCTCGGCTGACCTCAGCCGCAGCTTGGGCGACATTGTTGCCGACTTCGCTGAGGACCTCGTACCCATCGCCAAAGACTCCATCGCTGGCGCCTCTGGCGAGCCGCTGCAGTTCAGGGTCTGGCAGAGACGCCTGCTTCGCAGGATGCTCGCACGCAAGGAAGACCAGACCTTCACGCACCGCTTCTTCCTCACTGGCATCGCGCGCAAGAACGGCAAGACCGCGCTGGCCTCTACGCTCCCGCTCTTCTTCGGACTCTACGGCGACCGAGGCGGCGAGATCTACTCAGCCGCCGCTGACCGCGATCAGGCGAAGCTCGTGATGAGCCACGCCAGACGAGCCGTTGAGATGAGTCCAGAACTCGGCTCGCAGATCAAGGTCTTCCGCGATGCGATGGAGTTCAAGGGAACTGGCACCGTCTACAAGGCGTTGAGTTCGGAGGCTTTTACGAAGGAAGGCTTGAGCGCCTCGCTGGTCATCGCCGACGAGTTGGCAGCGTGGCCGTCCCGCGAACTCTTTGACGTCCTCTCGCTCTCAATGGGCGCGCGCCGCTCGCCGCTCTTCGTGGCGATCACGACCGCAGGACCGCGCACCGACTCCACCGGCTCGGACTCAATCGCCTATACGCTCTACCAGTTGGCTCGCCGTCGCATCGCTGGAGAGAACGATGACCCGACGCTCGGGATGGCGTGGTGGGAGGCAGCCGATGACGCCTACCTCGACGAGACCAAGTGGAGCGAAGCGAACCCTGGACTGCTGAGCGAGCCTGCAATCCTCTCGCTTGATGACCTGCTCTCAGCCAAGAAGCGAACGCCAGAGGCAGAGTTCAGGACCAAGCGCCTGAACCAATGGGTGAGCAGCGCGACCGCCTTCCTGCCGACTGGAACGTGGGACGCCTGCAAGGATGACCAGATCGCGCTCAACAAGGAGGACGAGATCGTGCTTGGCTTTGACGGCTCGTTCAGCAACGACTCCACGGCCATCGTCGCCTGCCGCGTGGCAGACAAGGCGTTCTTCGTTCTCGGACATTGGGAGCGCCCGCTAGACGCGGAACTCTCCTGGCGCGTGCCAGTGGAGGAGGTGGAAGCCAAGATGCTTGATATCTGCAAGACGCACAACGTCCGAGAGATTGTCTGCGACCCATTCAGGTGGCAGCGGTCAATGGAGGCGTGGCAGCAGATGGGCTTGCCAGTCGTTGAGTTCCCGCAGACGCCTTCGCGGATGGTCCCAGCCACAGCTGCGTTCTACGATGCCGTCGTAAACGGCAGAGTGAAGCACGACGGCGATCCAAGTCTGGCACGACACGCAGGCAACGCTACGCCGTACTATTCACGCAACGGCTTGATGGTCAAGAAAGAATCCAAGACCAGCCTGAAGCGCATCGACCTTCTGGTCGCTGCGCTAATGGCACACAGCCGAGCGGGTACACTAGGCAACGCACCAGCGCCGAAGCCGAAGGCTGAGGTCAAGTGGATCGAGTTGTAGGGAGACAAATGGGAATCCTTGATCGCGTCCTCGGACGTCAGAACCAGCCAGAAGAGCAGCGATTCATCGGCGGCCAGTGGCTGAGCAACGAGATGACTTCATCCTCGGCTGGAGTGCTCGTCACCCAAGAAAATGCAACCAGCATTGGCGCGGTTTACGCAGCCATCAAGTTGTACGCCGACACCGTTGCTGCACTTCCGTGGGACACCTACATCCGCATTGACGGAACCCGCCGACCATATCGTCCGCGTCCGCGATGGATGGACTTCCCAATCCCGAACAATCCGAACTACACCTCCTTCCAGTTCAAGCATCGAGTGGTCACTGCACTTCTCACCGATGGCAACGCGTTCGTGCTTTGCCTCCGCGACTCATCCGACAATGTGATCGAGACGCGCGTTCTTGATAGCCAGAAGGTTGAGATCAGAACAGGCGAGTTCGGCGAGCCGCTGTACCACGTTGAGACGGTTGAGGGTGCGATCACCTTGACGGCTCACGAGATCATTCACATCCCGCTCTTCGCCACCGGCGAGAACCACCGCGGGCTGTCGCCAATCGAGCATCACAAAGTGACGCTCGGACTCGCAAGCGCAACGCAGGAGTGGTCAGCCAAGTTCTATCAGAACAACGCAAGCGTCGGCGGTCTGATCAAGGTTCCAGGCGAACTAACGCAGGATCAGGCAGACGCACTTCGCAACGGATTCGGACGCCGACACGGTGGCGTCGCAAATGCGTGGCGCGTCGCAGTCCTGACTGGCGGCGCAGACTACACGCAACTCGGTGCAAAGATCAGCGACCTGCAGCTCGTTGAGACGATGCACTACGGCGTGGAAGCCATTGCGCGTATCTACGGCGTGCCGCTCCATATGCTCCAGTACCCAGGCGGCAACACCTCGTATAGCAGCGTGGAAGTCATCAGCATTGAGTGGTTGCGACTCGGACTCGGCCCACTCATTGCCAACCTTGAGGCTTCGTTCCAGCGCATCGTGCCAGGAGCCGACCAGACGTTCTTGAAGTTCACACTGGACGGACTGCTCCGCGCGACGACTCAGGAGCGCTACAACTCCTACGCGACGGCGCTGAACAACGGCTTCCTCTCGGTGAACGAAGTGCGCTCGCTTGAAGACCGCTCGCCGGTGGATGGCGGCGAGGAGTATTGGAAGCCGCTGAACATCGGCACACTCGGACAAGACGAGCAGGTCTGATGCCTTACATCATCACCGACATTGACGGCACGCTAACGACAACTGGCGACACTCCGAACCAGCCATACATCGACTGGCTCAAGAGCCAAGCCAACGACTTCGGCTTTGAGGTCATCGTCGTATCTGCGCGCAACATCGACCGACTTGCAGAGACCGAGCGATGGCTTGAGGACAACCTCGTGCCGTACCGAGAGATCTATCTGCAGGACTTTGGCGAGAGCAACCCAGCCGTGAACGAAGCGTTCAAGGCATACAAGTATTCCAAGTTGCAGGAAGAATACGGCGATGAGATCGCCTTCCTCGTAGACAACGACGCCGAGGCGCGCGACGCGGCCGAGGGAATGGGCATTGACGCCTACACGCCAGACGAGGCGATGGGATTGACCGTGGACGAAGACGACGACAACGAGATGCGCGTCCTGATTGACGTGCCGCAATACATCCAAGAGGCAGCCGAGAAGGGTCTGACCTACGAGCGAAACGGCTACGCCGGTGACGGACTGCAGCCGCAGACCGTTGAAGAGGCGCGGCAGCTACGCGCTGGACAAGTCGAGGATGACAAGGTGACGCGGATGCGCGCGTGGATTCTGCGACACCGTGGCGACTGGGAAGGCGTACCGCGCAACAACAACTCCGACGATCCAGACTTCCCAGGACCAGGCGCGGTGGCCGCGTACCTGTGGGGCGTTGATCCCACAGCAGAGAACGGCGCAGATCGCGTCCTAGAATGGGCAGATGGCGTCCTCGCGCCACTGACCGAAGAAGAGAGGTTTGACGTGAAAGAACTTGAGACGCGCGCTCTGCCGATGGGCGACTTCACCGTTCGAGAAGACGAAGACGGTCAGAAGACCTTCACTGGCTACGCCGCGCTCTTTGGCGCACCGTCGGCTGGACTTCCGTTCACCGAGGTGATCGCTCCAGGCGCCTTCCGTCGCACGCTCTCGCGTGTCGCTGACGGAAAGAAGATTGTCTCCTTCCTCTTTGGACACGACGAGACGCGCGCACTCGCCACGACCGCGAGCGGCCGCCTCACGCTGACCGAAGACGAGCGCGGCTTGAAGGTTGAGGCTCGCCTTGACCCAGCCGATCCAGACGCCGCTGGCGTCATCTCCAAGCTGACGCACGAGGCGTTGGCGATGGGAATGTCCTTCGGCTTCACCATCCCAAAGAACGGCGATGAGTGGAACGAGGATGAGCGCACGCTGCGCGAAGTAAATCTATTCGAGGTGAGCGTCCTCTCCGCAGGACAGACTCCCGCCTACCCAGCGACGCTGGGCTTGACCTCCGTTCGCAAAGTCGCGTCCCGAATGGGCGTAGACGGCGACCGGCTTATCTCAGCCATCGAGTCCTTGAAGTCAGCGCAACCGCTGACCGAAGAGGATGTCGAGGTGATTGAAACCGTCACGGAGAAGTTGGCTCCGAAGCGCACAGGGGTGGACCCATCCATCGCTCGCGCCAAGTTGCTACTCGCCGGGATGGAATCAGAAACGCTCTAGAAGCCACGAGACCCCGCCCCGCTGCGCTAGTACGCAAGCCCGCGATCAGGTCATCCCGCTAGGCGAGCCGCAACATTGTGGAAACCAATCAAACAAAGGAGACAGAAATGTCAGACGCACGAAAGTTGCACGAGAAGCGTGCCAACCTTCTGACCGAGGCTCAGTCCATCGTGACCGACCTCGCCGAGAAGGGCGAAGCGCTTGAGGGCGAGTCACAGGCTCGCTTTGAGAAACTTACTTCGGAGGCTGCAACGGTTGCGGCCGCGATCCGTTCAGAGAA